TATTGCGTTCGCTAAACAGTATGATGCGGACAAGGTTTATGCAGAGTCTTGGCGACCTTTGGTTGAGAAGCTTTCTGCCAAGTGATTCCAGTTTTAGGGTTTTTGACTTACTCTAGGTTTGATTTGGCTGATCGCTTGTTGGCGAGCATTGATTATCCTGTTGAGCACTTGGTCATTGTTGATAATTCTGGCAGGCGTGAGTATGAGCCTGTGAAGCCAGCTTTGGTTCAAAACTTGTGGCTTGTACAGTTGCCGAGTGGTTTGGGTTATTCGGGTGGTTTAAATCTGATTGTCAAGACGACACCGTTTGCACCGTATTGGTTGCTGGTCAATGATGATACTGTTTTTCACCCTGGGGCTTTGAAGAAGATTGCGGAGCAGGTTGATACTGAGGCAATCAACTTTTTGAGTATCATGCCGAAGTGGTCTGGGTTTGTTTTGGGTGAGGGTGCAGTGTTGAAGGCTGGTTTGTTTGATGAGCGTTTTCACCCAATCTACTTTGAGGACAATGATTATGAGCGTAGGTTGCTGGCAGCTGGAGTGAAGGCAAAGTTTATTAACGCTGAGCTTGGGCATGATAATTCCAGCACTTTGAACTCGGGGTTTCACTCTCAGAACGATAAGACTTTTCGGGCTAATCAGCGTTTGTTTCAGGCGAAGGTGGCAGCTGGCGATTTGTCTGCGGGTGAGTGGGATTTGTTGATTCGGAGGGTGAACGCTTGGGAAAGGTAGTTTATACAGGTGGCACATTTGACCTGTTCCATTCAGGTCATGTACGGTTTCTGCGGGCTTGTAGGAGGCTTGCTGGGGATGATGGCAGTGTTGTTGTGGCTTTGAACACTGATGGCTTCATTGAGGCGTATAAGGGCAGGCCACCTGTTATGTCATTTGCGGAGCGTGAAGAGGTTTTGTTGAGCTGCAGGTTTGTGGATGCGGTTGTTTCCAACATTGCTGGGGCGGATTCTAAGCCTACGATTTTGCAGGTACAACCTGACTTTGTGGTGATCGGGGATGATTGGGCGAGGAAGGATTACTATGCTCAAATGCAGTTCACTCAGACTTGGTTGGATGTTCAGGATATTCAGCTAGTTTATGTTCCCTACACGCAAGGCATTTCTACGACTGAGTTGAAGTCTAGGATAATGGGCAAGCAGATAAACTAGGTATTGACTTTAGGAGTTTATTTTGGCCGTTACTAATGGGTATTGCACTCTCGCAGATGTAAAAGCCGCACTGCGTATTACAGACACTTTGGACGATGCTTTGATTGAGAACAGCATCAACTCTGCATCTCGCATGATTGACCAGTATTGCAACAGGTATTTTTATTCAACTGCCGTGGGCGAGGTTCGCTATTATCAGGCTAACGATGGTTTTGTTTGTTGGATTGATGATGCTCAGTCTGTGACTGAGATTGTTACTTCTAGCACCGATCCGCTTATCTTTGATGTCACATGGCAGGCTGGCGATTATCAGGTGTTGCCTGCGAACAGGACTGCGAATGGCGGCTATTATCCAATCACTGGGATTACTGCTACCGACAACTATTTGTTTCCTGTTTGGGCGGACATGGCTTTGGTCAAGGTGACTGGTCAGTTTGGTTGGGCGAGCGTGCCTGAGCCGATTAAGTTTGCTTCTATCATTCAGGCTTCTAGACTGTTTAAGCGTTTGGAGTCCCCGCTGGGTGTTGCAGGTGTTTCTGACATCGGGATTATGCGTGTTGGGGCGAACATTGATGGAGATGTTGCTCAGCTGATAAACCCATTCCGTCTGCTACGAACTGGTGCTTGATGAGTAGTATCAGCGAGCTTAGACAGGGGCTGGCAACCAACCTGCAGACTATTTCTGGTTTGCGTGTTGTTGAGACGCTACCTGATTTAGTGAACCCGCCTATGGCGATGATTGGTTTGACGAAGGTTAATTACAATCAGCAGAACCAGCGTTCTATGGCTGAATACACTTTTCAGATTACCGTTGTTGTTGGGCGTGTGAGTGAGCGGACTGCTCAGGCGACCTTGGATGTTTTAGTTGCCCCTGGGTCTGGTTCAGTAAAGTATGCGGTTGAGTCGGATCGCACTTTGGGCGGTAAGGCTTATGAGGTTTTCATTCCCGAGCTTACGGCCTATGGATCCGTGTCTATCAATGGCATAGACTATTTGAGTGCTGAGTTTTCAGTACAAGTTTTCGCACAATAAAAAAGGATAAATTGTATGGCAATTTTTGTTGCAACAGATTTCAGCGTTTCAATCAACGGTTCTACCGCTTTGGCTGCGTACTTGACTCAGGTTGAACTTAAGGCTTCAGCTAACGATGTGACCACTACTGCGTTTGGTAGTGCTTGGGTGACTCGTGTTGCAGGGCTTAGGGAAGGCACTCTTACTTTGGCGTTCAATCAGGATTATGCTGCGGCTACTGTTGACGCTACTTTGTGGCCGTTGCTTGGTAGCAATGCGACTGTGGTTATTAAGCCAACCAGCTCAGCTGTGGGTACATCCAATCCGTCATATACAGCAGTATGTCTTGTGACCGATTTAACTCCCGTGAGCGGGCAGATAGGCGACTTAGCCACTTTCTCAGTTACTTGGCCTACCAACGGTACTGTTAGCAGAGCGACTGCATAATGAATCAACTATCCCTACGCATAGAGTTGACTGATGGAACTGTTATTGAGGTTCTATCTTCTGCCAGTGATTTAGTGAAGTGGGAAGCGTACTTCAACATTGGTATTGACAAGTTGGAGAAGGTTACTCACTTACTGTATCTTGCTTGGCTTGCTGTTTTGAGATTAAAGAAAACCACGGCAGAGTTTGATGTCTGGATTGACACTGTTGCCAAGGTTGAGGTTGCAGACCCAAAAGAATAAACAGTCTTGGCGTTGATTCGCATCACTGGCTGATTGCTAATCTTGCTGTTGCTACAGGTATCGCTCCGTCAGTGTTGTTGAATGAAACGGATCGGATGTTGAATACTATGTTGTTTGCGTTGCAGTATCAGCGGAGTGGTGGCGATGGCTAATTTTTCTAAACGGTCAGCTGCGTTGGCTAAAAACCCTGATGTTATTTTTGATGCTAAGCCTGTGTTGAAGGCGTTGAATCAGCTTGAACCTGGTTTGCGTAAGCAGATGCTCAAAGAGATGAAGACTATTACTAAGCCTACCGTCAATGAGATTAAGAGTGTCATTCCATCTACTGCTCCCATGTCTGGTATGAGTGTTACTAGGACAGGCACGAGCATGGATGACCGTAAGTTCAACAACAATCCGACTGGTCGCTTGAGTTGGACTGGAGGTAAATATAAAAACAAGGTGATTGCACCTGACAATGTTATTCCTAGATTTAGTTCTGGCCGTTCACGCCGATCAGCTGTTACGAGCTTGTTTGGTATTTGGTTGCGGTCGCCAGGTGTGGCAATGGTTGCGACAGCGGGTAAAGGTTCGGGTCGTGCGAAGTATGCGACTACCAGAGAGTATGACTATAAGGGTGGCAGGCGTAGGCACAGGAACAATGGTCAGGGTGAAGCGTTGATTCGCAAAGTTAAGGCAACAGGTTTATACAACTTTTTCTATAAGGCTGGTGAGGCTTCAGTTCCAGGTATGGAGGGTGAAGTAAAATTGGTGTGGGAAAAGTATTCCAAAATTGTTAGTAGAAGGCTTGGCTGATGTCAGTAATTATTAAACTCTTATCTAAGTTTGATGACTCAGGTTTGAAGAAGGCTAAGTCTGGCTTTGGTGGGCTAACTAAAGCATTGGGTGCTGTAGGTATTGGTTTTGGTATCAAAGCCATTACTGATGGTTTGTTGGATGCAGCTAAGGCAGCGTCAGCTGATGCTAAGTCCACACAACTTTTGAACACTCAGCTAGTCAAAAATGCTGGGGCAACTAAAGCCGCTTTGACGCAGAACGATCGTTTTATAGAAACCTTATCCCTTGAAACTGGGATTATGGATGATGACCTTAGACCTGCGATGGGCAAGCTTGCTCGTGCTACAGGTGATGTTGATAAGGCTCAGGGATTGCTGGCTTTATCTTTGGATGCTGCGACTGTCGCTGGTAAGCCTGTTGACACTGTTGCACAAGCTATTTCTAGGGCTTTTACAGGCAATAGGACTGCACTTGTAAAACTATTCCCTACGCTAAAAACTTCTAAAGATTTGTTTGGTGATTTAGAGAAGATTGTTGGCGGTGCAGCTATTCAACAGGCCGATCCATTTATGAAACTAAACAACAGCATGGACATTTTGAAAGAGAAGTTAGGCGTTGTTGTTTTACCTATTCTTATTGATTTCATTGATGAGATTGGGAAACCTGGGGGAGCGATTGAAGTTGTAGGTAAATTCTTTGATGACCTTGCTAATCCTAAGTCTGATGCAGGTAAGACTTTTACAGAGATAAAAGATGCCGTTGGCGAAGTTATTACTGGCGTAAAGGATTTCTTTGCTTTGTTTGGCAATGG